GGTTGTCCTATCGCCGGACTCTTAGAGGCCGGCGCATGTTGGCTAAACAGCGTTCTCTGTTTCGTGATGCAATGAATTGGCGCCGTATGCGTGCCAAAGTTTTTAATCGTCTGTATACAACTTATGGTCGTGCTCGCAGGTCAGGCTACAGAAAAACCTACCGCAGCCGACGTTATCGAAGATAAATAAATGTCTGGACGTTATAAGAGGAAACGAATTTCTGGTAATTTCTCTGGAGGATTAAAATGGGGCGATATTCAAGCCATGACATCGTTTGGCGGAGCCTATGAAAACATTTCAGGTTATGGAGACTATCATGTGAAGTCGAATGTCCTTTATTCTGGCGCTACTGTGCCATATATTAGGAATCCGTCTCTCACGTCTAATTCCACTGTTATATCGCACAAGGAGTATATCGGCGATATTTATACATCCGATACCGCAGGCGCATTTAAGATTCAAGGATTCCCCATCAATGCTGGCTTGGCGCAAACGTTCGAGTGGCTTGCCCAGATTGCAATGAATTATGAACAGTATGTTGTAGAAGGCATCATTTTTGCTTTCAGATCAATGTCCTGCGACGCCTTGAACTCTACCAACACTGCTCTTGGCACTGTCATTATGGCCACCAATTACAACGTATATAATGTGCCATTTGCATCTAAAGCAGAAATGGAAGGCTACGAATTTTCTACATCTTTTAAGCCCTCCACCTCTGCATTGCACCCAGTGGAATGTTCTCCGTTGCAAACACCGAACAATGAGTTGTACGTACGTACAGGAGCGGTCCCCTCCGGTGCAGACCAGCGTTTATATGATTTGGGCACATTTTACATAGCGACCGTTGGAGGGCAAGCTGCGTCTGTCAATATTGGGGAATTATGGGTCACTTATCAAGTTGCATTACTCAAACCGAAATTATACCAAGCGTTAGGCTATGGAGAAGTAGCATATGCTGCTGCACTTGTATCTGTTGACAGTGCTAACCCATTGGGCACATCTTCGAGCAGCGTATACAACAATTCGAACATTGTTATTGTTGGGTCCACTATTAATTTCCCTATTTACCCCCAGCCTACACGATATGCAATAAGATATCGTGCTGTATCTACAGCAGCAGCAGCTGCCGTAATTACTCTTTCCTTGACATCTTTCAATAATTGCTCGCAAGCATTCGCGGCTAATCAGACACCAGCAGTTGGTGAAACTGCGACTTGTATGGAAAGATATTTTGTTGTCCAGACTAACGGAGGCAACAACCCTTCCTTTTGCAGTATTAACTGGAGTGCAGCTTGGCAAACTGCCGCCACGACTACAGCTGCTCTTCGAATTGTTCAAGTTCCCAACAATTATTAATAAAAAAAATTAGTCTTTATTAAATGTTCTGTTACAACTACATGTGGGACAGAATGGATGTGCCATCAATTCACTCCGGCAGTGTTGGTGGGAGAGATCCCTCTTCACAGCTTGTCTGTCCTCCGTTATTTCCCATATGTCCCACCTGTCGGCCGACATCATCGTCGTGTTTGGCCACCAATTGCTTAGAATCAATACCCAGGGCGGATGAAATCGCAATCGCCCCCCTGTATACTTCGTCGAGCTGATCCTCCCATTCTTTATGTTCTCCAATGTGTCGTATAACTTGCGTCCAAGCTCGTACGACCTTGTCAAGTCGATTATGACGCCCTTCATCCTCCATCCCGTCTGAGCTGCTTTCATCATCAGATTCGCTGTCTCCCTCATGTTCTCTATCCCCGCCATTGGGAACCAATCGTATCCGTTTGCGTCCCTGTAGTTGTCCTCCAAGTACCTCAACAACCACGTCTTCCCTGTATTGCCTTTTTCGTCGAAGTACCACCGGATCGTGCGCATCGGAGCACTGACACTCGACTCTAATAAGTCGAGAAAATCCCTATGCCAAGGAAAGTTTGGTCGGTCACATACTATATCATTTACGTCATTACGCATATTGTATATCGTAAGTACGCCAAGGGCATCCGACGGTTTTTCGACATTGCGTCGCAAAGCCTCGTTCACCGTAGGCGCACTTTGGATTATATCTATAATATTATTATGTACCTGCGACGCTAAGTCTGCGTTAGCAGGGTCTTCTTTAGCAATATATACTTTAGCATCTTCGAAAGCACGACGGCTTGGAAGAAACTTAATATTGCAATGTATGCCGTCGTAGTCGAAAAACCGCTCGTCCCTAGTCTGGAAAATGACACCGAAGTCCACCAGCACGTGTGTGTGCTCGTAAGGCTGGCACTCATCCCCATTTTCATGGGCCAATCGGCAGAAAGCCAAAACCCTATGGGTCCTTTGACTTAACCAACCAATATAGGCCTCTTTGGGAATATGGCTCTTATATGTTAACAGGGCGTAACGCCTCTGAAAACGGAAATTGCCTTTTTTATTTATTTCCTTATTTACTCCTGAGGCTCCATCGTCACAAACATCTGTAAGAACCGCTTAATATCCACTAAATCCTGCTTGATCCCGATCACGTCACGCTCCAACACGATCATCCGATGCTTGACATCCTGAAGATCCTCCATGATCTCATTATGTCTCTTCCTCTTTAGGTCAATTCTCTTATTCTTACTTGGTGCACCCGCATTCATAGGTGTCACTGGATCACCACCCGTTGGAATGTCCCTCATGTCCAACTCCCCGATCTGGATAGAGTCCTCGTCGTCACTGATCTCGATCACCTCGATCTCCTTCTTGGAATCTGTGAATATATATTAATTAATTATACCACCACCGGTTCTCGAACCCGCGGAACGTCCCCCTGATGTCTTACCCATGACCACTGCACTACGTTAGTACATATGAAGGTACTACATACTTAAGTCGTTTTATAGTATAAAATAGACTCCAGGTCTTTATGTTTAGCAACCTAAACCATAATAAGCTTTAGAACTCTAAAAATAGCCACACTACCCCTAGCCATTAATAAAAATGGCCGAAGGCCGTAGCCCAAAGCCGCGCACCTGGCTGTGCTGCATTTCTGGCGGTCCCCATAGCGAGGGTGGCCGGAGCGCAGCGTAGGCCCCCGTCCCGTAGGGCGCGGAGGTAGGACCCTAGAAATGCTGCCACAACAGGTGCCGTGCGACGGCGTTACCCTGTAACGGCAAATCAAAAACAATACAGCCCGGGATCGGGTCCCCCCCCCCTCAAACTGTATTGTTCTTTGATAGTCACTTCCTTATAAGGCAGGATACCATACTTAATGTTAGTATCCTGCCTGTTCCCTCCATCACTGACCTTTCACTGAAATCGTAATTATACAAATATGCTTTTGTTTCAAAAACGCAACCCAAACGGTCCCGTCCGTTTGAAGGTAATACTTCTCCATCTATTTCCTCTCTTGTACTTCGTGACGCACGACCATACCACCTGCCGCACATACATAGGCGACTACCACCCAAGCGAATACATCGATCCCTCGTAGAAGACGAAGAAGATATATCCCTCGGTCCACAAAACGAAAGACGAACATCAGACACCATGGCGGATAACCTTATGTCTGCGGATGCTATTGCAGCCTTCCGCAATCAATTTAGAGAAAAAGGAGGACCAACTGTCTACGATGATATCGAGGGCCGTGACATGCCTTCGGCCCCTATGGTCCTTTCTAGGAAGGGTCGGCGGTTGTCCTATCGCCGGACTCTTAGAGGCCGGCGCATGTTGGCTAAACAGCGTTC